CCCCTTATAGTAAAATATCATCGGTCAGTACAACATGACGACTGTGGATTGGAGCCAGATTGCGGTGGACTTTGGGTCTGACCCAATCAATTTGGCAGACCTCACAAGCTTTGCTAATGATCTTGCCTACCAGGGACTGGACCCTGCACTTATCCTCAAGCTGATAACTGAGAGAGGAGGTGCCAACTGGAAGGAGGATGTGAAGTACATCATTGTGTTTGCTCTCACCAGAGGGAACAAGATTCAGAAGGCATCTTCAAAGATGTCTCAAACTGGAGCAAAGAGGATGGCTGAGTTGGTTGCTAAATACCAGCTGAAGGAAAATGCCTCTGACAGGACAGCAATCACTCCTGTGAGAGTCGCTCAGTGTCTCCCAACATGGACATGTGCTGCTGCAGCCTCCTTGGGAGCCTTCCTTCCTGTTGGGCCTGCTACAATGAATGTTAGGAGTGTGGGCTATCCTCCAGAGATGATGTGCATGGCATTTGGCTCTTTGATTCCAAATGACAGCTCAATCAGCCCTCTGGCACGCCAAGAGCTTATGGAAGCATATAGCTTATGGCAAGACCAGTTCACAAGGACCATAAATACAGGGCTAAGGACTGAGAGCAAGCAGAAAGTGAATGATTCGTTCAAAGACCCACTCATGGCAGCAATCAATTCAACCTTCTTCCCAAATAAGGCTAGACGAGAATGGCTCATTAAGAGAGGCATTTTGGCTCCAGATGGATCACCATCTGGAGCCGTTTCAGCTGCCGCAGCAGCTTACAGGAATTCTTAATTTAGAATTTAGAGTATCCAATTCGGCCAAATTAACTTATCTAATTTGATCTAAATTTGAGCCCTCATTTTGAGGGCTCCCCCAGGGAAGGCCAATCCTTCCCCCATGCTGTATTGAGCATTGCCTCCCTAAGCTCTAAGTCAGATTCATAATCTGGCTCAGGGAGGCTGGACCTGGAGGTGGTGAGAGAGGGGTGAGGACTCTCATAATCGTGCTCAGAATCAGAGTCTAAGGTGAGGATAGGCTCATGTGAATTTAGGTATTCTTCAGTGGCAAGGCAACAACTCAGAAGGGGGACATTTAGGCACTGGCTCCTTGATCTGCACATCATCTCAATTTGGATGAGGGCGACATCACGTATGGGAGATAGGCCTGTTATGAAGGTTTCAGGCATGCGCATCTCAAGTCGCTTAGCCTCGATGCGCTCGCATGCCAGAATAATCAAATCACCAGCCTTGGAGACTTTTGGGTGCTTGGCAATTTTCCGCAGGTAGCCAAGTGGGGAAACTCTCCCATCATTGATTTCCCATGTAAGCTCCTCACCAAAGTAGGTGGCAGCAGCTTGGAGAAAGTAGTTGTCTTGAAACCCGGAGGGCCATGACATAATTGCCTGATCCTCAAGACAATAGGAATTGAAAGAGCTGTGGTACCTCCGGAAAAGAGACATTAGATGACCATTTGTTTGATGGAGCTCATTCTTGGGATCACCGAGGATCCAGAATTCTGAAGGAATGAGGTTCCGCCTCTTATACTCAGCCCAAGACTTGAAGTTGTAAGTTGTCTGGTTTGAGTACTTTCGAGACAATGGAAGCTCAAGCCTCATAGGCATCAATACAATGGTAGGCTGTTCTCTCAGACAGCAGGCCATTGTGATTGCAGAAACGTTTAAGGGGATCTCTG